TCTTGATGTCCTATCTCTCAACTCTTCCAAGTTAGACGCACCATTAACATTCCACACCTTTCTATTTCCAGCCTTGAATTGATAACCTTGACAATACCGAATAACATAAGCCATCCAATTTTGAGCGACAGGACTTTCAATTAAGTTTAATAAGTTATAATAATTGATTGGTCTGTTTGTCATTGGAGTTCCTGTTAATAACCAAAGGTATTCTGAACTTTTAACAAAACTATTAATCAATTTTGTTCTCAATGATTGGGGATTGGCAACATAATGTGCTTCGTCCATTATAATCAAATCAAAATTACCTTTTGTAATTGGGGAGTTTTCTTTATCCTTTAAATCATAAAAGTTTTTAACAATATCATAATTTATAATAACGATATCGTGTTCGGTGGAGAAATTCTTTCCCTCACATATATAAACACTTCTATCAGAATAATTTTTAATTTCCCTCTCCCAATTTAACTTTAATGATGCGGGACATATTATTAAGATTTTCTTAACGTTTGTTTCTAGTAATGCGATAATTGCCGCGGTTGTCTTTCCTAAACCCATATCATCTGCTAATATGAATTTTTTACTACCAACCAATTTTTCAATTGCAATCTTTTGATGTTCCAAAGGCATCCTATGACTATACTTTGAATAATCAATTTTAACTTCAGTTGTGTTATGAGTTTTTAATAAGGCTGCTTTAGGTAACCACATATCTGATAATGTATCACCAGTATTAAACTTACCCCAAATGTGATAAGATTTTTCTTTATCAACCAATAACTTTTCAACCCAAACATCTGTGGGGACGTTTAACATATTTTTTTCATCAGCAATCTTTTTTGCAAAATAAGGTTCAATGTTAACCCATTTCTTCGCCACCTTTGGTTCAACTGAATTATAATTTACTATATATTCGGATTGTGATCTTGTTGGGTAAAATTTCTTATTAGTATCCTTTAGATATTTTAATTTAAGGATATAGTTATTACCCCCCGAATAATTATCTAATATGTCGAGAGCTTTGGTTTCAATAAGATTCGATGTTTTTCCTGTTAAAGTCAAAATAAAGATTTTAACATAAAAATAGTTGAAAGTTTAATATTTATCAATATGACAAATAAAATGCCTATTACAAGAATTGGGAAATTCTTTGATGCTAATGACTTTGAACTTGATACTGCAATCGGTGCTGAATGGTTATACGGTGACATGAATTTTACCGTGGTATTATATCGTATTGATAGGATGAAAACTAAAACTGATGATGTATATGGTGAAGCCTTAAAAGATGGGATTAAATTTTTACCACCAATTGAACTTAAGGGGTATGTTCAAATAATGGCACCTGAAAACAAACTAATTGGAGGAAATAAAATAAATCAAGTTGAACCAGGTAATATGAGATTCTCAACATATCAAAGACAATTGGATGAATTGGATGTTGACATTCAATTCGGTGATTATTTGGGGTATTATGAAACTGAGGATAGAATTAGATATTATGTTGTAAATAATGATGGTAGAGTTGTTTCAGATAACAAACACAACTATGCTGGGTATAAACCATATTATAGAACTATTATGGCTTCAGCAGTAATAGACAACGAATTTAGAGGATTATAATTATGCCGTTACCTAAAAAAATAAAAAAGAATATACCTTTAACTGAACCTAAAGTAGGTTTAGCTAGACGAGAAGAACTTTTAGAAAAAATAAATAGAGATGGAACATATCTACCTAAATCATTATTACACGCTGATTTGGATGGTGGTTTTTTGGATTTTGTTAAAAATGAATTAAAAACAGTTGTTGATGGTAAAACAGTACCAACAATTGATATATTAATAACAACACAGAATTGGTCTCAATTTACTGAAACTTGGGACTTACAAAATTTAGATAAAAACGTAGAATTACCTTTTATATCAATTGTAAGGGTTCCTGAAGTAAAATACGGATCAAATCCATCGTTACTTTATACTATCCCAAATAGAAAACAATATTTTTATGCACAAGTCCCTACTTGGGATGGACAGAGAAGTGGAATGGATATTTACAAAATACCCCAACCAGTTCCAGTTGATATTTCATATCAAGTTAAAATTGTATGTAATAGAATGAGGGAACTAAATCAGTTCAATAAACTTGTGATTGAAAAATTTAGTTCTAAACAATCATATCAAGTAATAAAAGGTCATTACATTCCAATAGTCATGGGTGATATCTCAGATGAATCAGTTATGGATGTTGAAAAAAGAAAATATTATATACAAAGTTATCAATTTACTTTGTTAGGATTTTTGATTGATGAAAATGAGTTTGAAGTGTCACCAGCTAAAACAAGAGTATTACAAGTCTTGGAGGTTGATACACAAACAACAAAAAGAGGTAAAAATAGAACTACATCATTACCTAATGTTTTTGACGCAATTTTTGTAACAGGAAATACTATCTTATCTCAAACATTTGATTATACAACAAATCTATCTATTGGTGAGACTAATAACATAGATGATTTTGATGTTTATATAAATAATGATTATTACGGTACTAACGTAAATGAAATAATGATAAACACGGGTGATGTTCTTAGACTTGAGGTGGTAAAAGTTGATACCCTATTAGAATCTTCAATTAAGATAGAACGACCCCTGTTAACTTAGTTGTCACCATAGATATCTTTTTTTTCTTTACACTTTTCAACAATAAGTTTTTCTAAGAATCTATACATCTTGATTCCATTCTTATCACAATAATTCTTAAGTATATTGTGTACCTCTAAAGATATTTTTAAATTCTTTATTTTATTACCTTCTTTATCCATGGTAGAAAAAAGGTAGAATTTATTCTACTCAATTTATTAATACATATCATAAAGTAAAGTTTTTGTGGTTTTAGATAATATTTATCTAAAAATAAATCATTTAAAAATAAAAAAAAATGGCAAATAAAGTATTCGTTTCTCCTGGTGTCTATACTTCCGAGGTCGATTTAAGCTTTGTGTCTCAAAGTGTTGGTGTAACAACTTTGGGTATTGTCGGTGAAACTATTAAAGGTCCAGCCTTCGAACCAATTTTCATCACAAACTATGACGAATTTCAAACTTACTTTGGTGGAACTTCTCCTGAGAAATTTATTAACACTCAAATTCCGAAATATGAGGCGGCTTATATAGCTAAAGCATATTTACAACAATCAAATCAATTATTTGTTACAAGAATTCTTGGTTTATCAGGTTATGATGCGGGTCCTTCTTGGACAATAACAACAAAAGCAAATGTTGATCCAACAACTGTTGATTTCTATTGTCAAAGTGCAATTACATTAAGTTGTGTAACGACTTGTATTGATTATTTAACAATACCTTTTACAGCAAACTTTACAGGTTGTACTAATAGTACTGATAGTATTACATTTACTGATCCGACAAATGAACTTCCTGCTGAGTTATTAAACAAATTATATTTACCTTACGAAAAATTTGATGGTAGTGTTTCGACAATTTATGCAAACATGACACAACAAATTTTTGATGTAATGAATGATCCATTCAGTGAGAGTGAATCTGTTTATTATTACGGTCCAATTTCAGGTGCTGACTATACAAATTTAGTTACGGCTGGATTTACCGCGGCAACAAATGTATTTGGTGTTGAGGATGTAAATAAAGATTTATGTGATTTAACATCATCATTAAATGATCCTTGGTATTATGCAACTTTTGATAATTTGGGTAATGCACAATACACAGGTTTTTCAATGTTTAATGTTATTGACATTACATTAATACCTACGACAACAACAACTACAATAACTCCAACAACTACAACTACCACAACTAACCCTTGTGTTACTCCAACCCCATTAATAACTACAACAACTACTACGGCTAAACCAGTGTTCTGTTATACAGGTTCAGTAACAGGTGTTCTATATGTTTGGGAAGGTATGGCGTTCACTGATTATGATGATTTAGTAATTGCAACATTCCGTTCAAGAGGTTTAGCAACATATAATTCTGATGATGGGGCGGTTTATGAAGTATCAGGTTTAACTGATGTAAGTATGGCTTGTACAGGTGCATACTCAGGGGTAACTAAAAATCCGTTTGCTACATTTGGATTGAATGTAACAAATAAAGATGGACAAACCTTATTCTTTGAAACTTCGTTTACTAATTCAGATTCAAAATACTTAACTAAAGTTTTTGGTGTTTCTAACTTTGCTAAGCCTAAAACTACAGTACCATTATTTGTTGAGGAAATATTCCAATCGTTATTAACTTATGGTTATAGAAAAGGTTATATTAGAGGTTTAAGTTGTTCATTAACAGCGTTACCAAATGCAAGACAACAGACTGATCCAACATCAATTGCTTGGTATTTGGAAAGATATCAATCACCTGAATCACCATGGGTGGTATCTGAATTAAGAGGTAATAAAGTGTTCAACTTATTCAAGTTTGTAACAATTGCTGACGGTAATGATGCTAATTATGAGGTTAAATTATCTATAGGTAATATATCATTCAATAATGGGACTTTTGATGTATTTGTTAGAGATTATTTTGATAATGATTCTAATCCTGTTGTCCTTGAAAAATTTACAAATTGTTCAATGAACCCTCAAGAAAACAACTTCATTGCTAAGAAAATTGGAACAATGGATGGAGAATTCCAATTGAACTCTAAATATGTTATGTTGGTAATGAATGAAGACGCACCAATAGATGCGTTACCTTGTGGTTTCGAAGGATACCAATTTAGAGAATACGCCGGTGTTAGACCTCCATTCCCTATTTATAAAACTAAATACGATTTTCCTGGTGAAGTTGTATATAATCCACCTTTTGGATTATCATCAGGTGCTGATGACATTGTTAGAAGTGCTGGTGATAATGTAAGAAGAACATATCTTGGTATATCTGATACAATCGGATATGACTTAGATTTCTTTGCTTATAAAGGTAAACAACTTCCTTTATCAGTATGTACTGATACAAGCGGTGACAATTGGTTGTACAAAACAAGAGGATTCCACATGGACGTAAATGCTAGTGGTATTACAATTGGGAATAGTTTTGCAACAAGTGGAACACCAGCGTTCTATGTTGGTTCCGCTCCATTTACATCAGACCCAACAAATGAATCAAGTCCATATTATAGATTGTTCTCACGTAAGTTTACTTTATTATGTTCAGGTGGTTTTGATGGCTGGGACATTTATAGAGAGAGTAGAACTAATGAAGATAAGTTTATTTTAGGTAGAACTGGTTATTTGAAAGGTTCTTGTCCTTCATTTAGATATCCTACAGCATCAGGTTGGGGAGCATTTAAAACAATTACTGTTGGTAATAATAGTGTTGACTACGCAAATACTGACTATTACGCATACTTGTTAGGACAACAAACATTCTCTAATCCTGAAGCGGTTAATATTAATGTATTTGTTACTCCAGGTATTGATTATGTAAATCATTCAAATCTTGTTGAATCAGCAATTGAAATGGTTGAATTTGATAGAGCTGACTCAATATACATTTGTACAACACCTGACTATAAAATGTTTGTACCAACTACTGGTGATCAGTTAGATTTGATTTACCCTCAAGAAGCGGTTGATAATTTAGAAACTGCGGGTATTGATTCTAATTATACCGCAACTTACTATCCTTGGGTATTAACAAGAGATACAGTTAATAATACACAAATTTACATTCCACCAACTGCGGAAGTATGTAAAAACTTAGCATTAACTGATAACATTGCTTTCCCTTGGTTCGCCGCCGCTGGTTATACTCGTGGTATTGTAAACGCAATCAAAGCGAGAAAGAAATTGACTCAAGAAGATAGAGACACTCTTTACAAAGGAAGAATTAATCCAATTGCAACTTTCTCTGATGTAGGAACAGTAATTTGGGGTAACAAAACTCTACAAATTAAAGAATCCGCTTTAGATAGAATCAATGTACGAAGATTGTTATTACAAGCTCGTAAATTAATTTCAGCGGTATCAGTTAGATTATTGTTTGAACAAAATGACGATAAAGTTAGACAAGACTTCTTAAACGCTGTTAATCCTATCTTAGACGCAATAAGAAGAGATAGAGGTTTATACGATTTCCGTGTAACAGTTTCTTCAGATCCTGCCGATATAGATAGAAATCAATTAACAGGTAGTATCTATATCAAACCTACAAAGGCTTTAGAATTTATAGATATTACATTCTACATCACCCCAACAGGTGCATCGTTTGAGAATATTTAATAAAAACTTTGATATTTATGGGGGAGATTAATTCTCCCCCTTTTTTTTATAATCAATATATTTATAGACATGAGAAATACTATTATCAAAATATTAAGAGAATTCGAGGAAAGAGAAATTCCTATGAAATATTATGCGTTCGATTGGGATGATAATCTTATGTATATGCCAACTAAAATTTATTTAATGTCTGAAGATGGTAATGAAGTTGGAATGGGTACTGAAGATTTTGCGACATACAGAACAAAAATTGGTAAAGAACCTTTTGAATATGAAGGTGAAATAATTGAAAATTTTGCCCCCGAACCATTCAGAGATTTCAAAGTAAGTGGAGATAAGAAATTTTTAAGAGATGTAATGACAGCGGAATTAGCTGAAGACGCTGCTTGGACGGATTTTGTTGAGGCAGTTAATAATGGTTCATTATTCTCAATAATTACCGCAAGAGGACATAGACCGACAACTTTAATGTTAGGCGTAAAAAAATTAATAGAATCAGAAAGAGGTGGTATTGATTCAGATATGTTGTATGACTCATTAGTTAAAATGAGAGAAAATGCTGGTGAAACTCCTGAAGATAAAGAAACTGAAATTATGAAATATCTACAATTATGTAGATTCTATCCTGTAACCTATGGTGAGGGTTCCGCTCAAAATCCTGAAGAGGCTAAGATTGTTGCTATGAATAAGTTTAAAAATTACGTTCAATCACAAGCAGAAAAATTAAATATAAGACTTGCTAATAAAATGGAAAATGAAGTTAATAACAAATTTGTCCCAATGATTGGTTTTTCTGATGACGATATTAGAAACGTGAAAGCAATGAGTAAGGGAGTTAAGGACATTAAAATCTTTTCAACTCATGGAGGTAAGAAAAAAGAATATAGACCAGAAGAAGATGAATTGCAACTAGAAACTAGAATAAAAAATTTATTATATAAATTATATTTATAATAACTAACTAGTTCTAGTAAGAGAATAAAATATTTACAGTAAAAGTAAATAGAAAAATAAACAACATACTATTTATAGTAAAATAAAAGATAAAAATTAAAACTTATATACAATGGCTGATTTATTAATGAAAATGCCGATTCCTTATGAACCAAAAAGAGCGAATCGATTTATTTTAAGATTTCCATCATCATTAGGAATAAACGAATGGTATGTTGAAAGTACAAGTAGACCCTCAATAACAATAAATCCTGTTGAGATTCCATTCTTAAATACATCAACATATGTTGCAGGACGTTTTACTTGGGGAACTATTGATGTTTCTTTCAGAGACCCTATCGGACCTTCAGCATCTCAAGCACTTATGGAATGGGTTCGTTTACATGCTGAATCTGTAACAGGTAGGATGGGTTACGCTGCTGGATATAAGAAAAACGTAGATTTAGAGATGTTAGATCCGACTGGTGTTGTTGTTGAAAAATGGATTATGGAAGGATGTTTTCTAACCAATGTATCCTTCAATAGTGTTGCTTACAACTCTGATGCAATTATGACTATCAAAGGTACATTACGTCCAGATCGTTGTATTCTTGTTTATTAATTTTGTATATCCTTTACAACCAAAAATAATATCCATATATTTATATGTAAAAATATAGATATATGGATTTTCAATTTTTTATAACTAACAATAGTTCTGGATTTAAAACAAAAGAAAAATGGTTATCCTATAACCATCCTGAATTGTATAATAAAATTATTGAATATTCATCTAAAATTAACTTGGAACTTTCTTTTAAAGAAAAGATTTGGTTCTATTATAATAATTTAAAAGAAAGACCAAAATGTGTTTCTTGTGGGGGTGATATAAAGTTTAGAGAAAGGTTTGATAAACCATATGGTGAATTTTGTTCTTTAACTTGTATTAACACAAATAAAGAAGAAATGGTTAAAAGACAAAGTAAAACATTAAAACAAAAATATGGTGTTGATTTTTTTCCTCAACATGATGATTTTATTAAAAAACAACGAAAGACAAAACTAGAAAAATATGGGGATGAAAATTTTAATAATCCTCAAAAAAATAAGGAAACTAAATTACTAAAATATGGTAATCCTGTATTTAACAATTTTGAAAAATATAAAGATACTTGTATCTTAAAATATGGGACGGACAACTATAGTAAATCAAACAACTACTCAAAAAAAATAAAAGAAAAATTCAAACATCTTTACCCTGAATTGGAATTTAAAAAGATTGAAAAAGAATTTGTTGAGATAAAGTGTTGTGATTGTGGAGAGTCTACTGATATATCCAAACAACTATTATATGAGAGATATAAACGTAATTATGTTATATGTACAAAATGTAACCCAATAGGACATAAAAGTAGAAGTGGACATGAAAAAGAGATATGTGAATTTCTAGCAGAAAATAATATTGAGTTTGTAACTAACAAAAAATTTAATAATAGTAAAACAGAAATTGATATTTTTATACCTGACTTCAATTTAGGAATCGAAGTTAATGGTGTGTATTGGCACAATGAGTTATTTAAAAATTCAAATTATCATCTTGATAAGACATTAAGGTCAGAAAAAGAAAATATAACTTTGATTCATGTTTTTGAGGATGAATGGATATATAAAAAAGATATTGTTAAATCTATTATAAAAAATAGATTAAAACTAAATGGTAAAACAATATATGGTAGAAAGTGTGAAATTAGAGAATTAGATACAAAAACTACACAAGATTTTTTAAACCAAAACCATATACAGGGTAATGTAAATTCTAAATACAGAATAGGATTATTTTATGAAAATCAATTAGTTTCAGTTATGACATTTGGAAATGGTAGAATAATGATGGGTGGTAAAAGTAATGAGTTTGAATTAACCAGATTTTGTAATTTGATAAATTATAATATTATTGGATCAGCCTCTAAATTACTTAATTTTTTTATTAAAAAATATGTACCACAAAAGATTGTATCATATTCTGACGTTAGATTATTTAATGGGGAATTATATAAAAAATTAAATTTTAATAAAATACATCAATCCAAACCGAATTACTGGTATGTTATTGATGACATCAGACATAACAGATTTAATTTTAGAAAATCCATATTAGTTAAACATGGATTTGATAAGAATAAAACAGAAAAGGAAATAATGTTTGAAAGAAAAATATATCGAATATATGATTGTGGTAATATTAGATGGGAATTAACACCAAGTTATGGATTATAGTTTAGTTTTTTATAAAACTAACTATTATTTAAAATAAAAAACTATGGATTCCAATTTATTTAATGCCGCTACCGAAAACTTTAATCTTCCCCATGATGTAGTCCCATTACCAACTGGAGGTATATTTTATAAAAATAAAAAAAAATCAGTTAAGGTTGGGTATTTGACCGCACATGATGAAAATATATTAATTGGTGCAACTCAAAACTCAAATCAAAATATTATCTTAACATTATTAAGAAGTAAAATATATGAACATGATTTAAGACCTGAAGAATTATTGGAAGGTGATATAGAAGCAATTCTTATTTATTTAAGAAATACATCTTTTGGTCCTGAATATGTGGTTAATGTGATTGACCCAAAAACTAACAAAAGTTTTGAAACAACAATCGTTTTGGACGAACTTAACATTAAAAAAACACAATTCACTCCTGATGAAAATGGAATGTTTACAACAATGTTACCTCGTTCAGGAAATACTGTTAAGTTAAGACCATTAACATATTCTGAGATTTTGGACATTGATAAGATGTCTGAACAATACCCTGTTGGTAGGGTAGCTCCAACGGTTACGTGGAGATTAAATAAAATGATTCAAGAGGTTGATGGAATTGCTGATAGAGAAAAAATTGCATCCTTTATTGAAACATTACCAATATTAGATTCAAAATATATTAGAAACTTTGTAAGAGACAATCAACCATCATTAGATTTAGAAAAAACAGTTATAGCCCCGTCAGGAGAAAAGGTATCTTTCAAGATTACCTTTGGGGTGGAGTTTTTTCGCCCTTTCTTCTAGTTATAGACAGATGATGATAGATGAGTACTTTGCATTAGGAAAATTTATTGGAACCTCATATTCAGATTTTTTGATAATGCCAACATATTTTAGGAAATATCTGATAAATAAAATAATCGAAGTTAATAGTCCCCCTGACAATAAATAATTGTTGGGGGTATTTATTTTATATTAAAATGAATCAAAATGGGAAAATCTAGTGGATTAAGTCAGTTAACAAGTGCTTTACAAGCGGCGTCAAAAGCCGCTGATGGATTTAAAAATTCCATAATGGGAATGGAAGATAATGCTATAGCAATTGCAAAACAATTCGGACAAGGACGAGAAAATATTACAAATATAAAAGCCGGTTTAGCGGACGCTTCCGATAGTTTGGTTAAAGTTGGGGTTAATATAAAACAAACTATTGAAGAAGCTGGGAAAATACAAGTTTCCTTTTCAAAAGAAATTGGAAGAAACGCACTTCTAACATCAGAATCTTTTGGACAAATCAAAGCGATGACAGATGTAACTGGTGTTGGTGTAGACAAACTCACTGCAGGTTTTGCGGATGCTGGTATATCAATTTTGAATTCGGGAAAAGAAATGCAAAAAGTTGTTAATGTGTCTCGGTCTTTGGGTTTGGATACACAAGCAGTGTCTGGTATGGTGGTTAAAAATTTAGGTGAAACATCTAAATTTAATTTTCAGGGTGGAGTTGAAGGTATGGCTAAGATGGCGGCACAGGCTGTTAATTTAAGAATAGATATGTCAACAATCCTATCTAAAGCTGAACAGTTATTTGATCCTGAGAATGCTATTAATATGGCGAGTGCTATGCAGAGATTAGGTGTTGCTCAAAGTTCTTTATTAGATCCACTTAGATTAATGGATATGGCACAAAATGACCCTGCTGAGTTACAAAACCAAATTGCTGAAATGAGTAAGGAATTTGTTAGATTAAATGAAAAAGGACAATTTGAAATTATGCCCGGGGCTAAAAGGCAGATGATGGAAATTTCTAAAGAATTATTTGGTAATACGACTCAATTAAGTAAAATGGCTTTAGCGGGTGCTGAGTTAGAAGATAAATTAAGTAAAATAAAATTACCTGAAGATACTTTTACCGAAGAACAAAGAAAATTTATCGCAAATATGGCAACCATGGGACCTGGTGGTGAGTATAAATTAAAAGTTGATGGTGAAGATGTTGGTTTGGATAAGGCATTAGATTTATTTACTCAAGATAAAGGTAAATTAGATAAGTTTATGGAGGCACAAGCTCCAAAAACTATGGAAGAGTTGGCTAAAGAACAAATTGACATATTCACTAGTATGGCTAACGACTTAGATTTTCTTAAAAGTATTGATACACGTTTAGGTATGGTATTAGGTTCAAGTAAAACTGCTGAAAGCATGTTAACTGCGGGTAAAGAATTATCAAGTGAATTACCTAAGATATTCGGAGAAGAAGAACTTAGTACTAAACAGTTAAGGAAAAAAACTGATGAAGGTTTAACGGGGGTAACTAGTGCTTTAAAGGAAGGTGATATTGCTGGAGCAGGTAAACAACTCTTGGATAATGTTGGTGGATTTTTAACTTCGTCATTTGAAGGTGTTGTTAGAAGAGGAGAATCAGCAATTAAGGAAATAGGTGAATCAAAAAATGAAAGTATACAAGCAATTAAAGGTGCTGGAACTGAACTAATAAAAGGATTAACAGGTGTTGATTTAAAAGATAAAGAACTTATTGAAAGTAATCAAAAATTAAAAGAGGGTACTGTAAAACCTATGGGTAGTACTGAAGAATTAAAAACAAAAGATAAATCTGAATCGATACCTAAAGAAGCGTCAACAAATGAAATTAAGTTTACACAACCACTTAAATTAGATATATCAGTATCTGGTGTTTCAGGGTTATCTGAGGATCAAATTAAATCACTCATCCAACAAGCCAATTGGGACCAATTACTTTATGATGCAGTACAAAGAGCGGAAAAACAAAAAGTTGGTACACCTAAATAAAAATAAAAAATATCTATTTATTATAAAAAAGTATGTCAGATAGTTCATTATCATTTATATCTACAGCTAGTTTCAGAAACAGTTTAATGTCTCGTAATTTAGCTCCTTATACATTACAAGGAGTGTATTCACCCCCTGTGTCTAATACTAATTACCCGACAGTCATAGGAGATTTAAATGTTATTGATTCACCAAATAATTTAATTGGTGATAGCCCGTTTCCTGATAGATTATATCCATTAAACGAATATGGACCTGAAGGTGGGTATTCTAATACTGTTATAAATAACAAATATCCATTAAGACCAAACAAAGGTGAATATGACCCAAATGACACTGAACTTGATTTGGTTAACGAATTTTATATTGACGCAGCTTATATAGAAAACAGATACGGACCTATTGGTGGTTACATGAGTATGGTGGTAATTGATTCTTTGGAAAATAAGAATAAGTTATATACCCCATATTGGAATCCACCGACATTTATTCCGTCTTCTTATTCACCTTATCAGATTTTGTTATCAAATGATCCAACAGGTTCTTCAGGTTTATTATCTCAGGATTCTTTCATCGTTAAGTTGGGCGCTCAAACATTAAAGAATTTATTACAAGATAGAGTTGATGTTGAAAATGCTCAAATAAATGGAAGTGCTGGTAGTTTGGACACATTTAGTAATCCTTTGAATTCAACTTTGCTTGTATCAGGTAGACTAGATACTACTAATAAAAATTACAAAATTACCATACCTGAACAAGGATTAGGAACATCTCAGTCATTATCTTCAAGGTTATCAGACAATTATTTTCCTGCGTCACCAATACCCGGAGATTATTTTATCGAGAGTCCATTTAACGGTGGTTCAAGTGCTCAGATTACAAGTGGTGTAAATGCTTTAAATCAATTAACTGGTGGTGCATTGGGTGGGATTCTGAATGTTTTAAGAAATCCATCACAAATATTTTTAGCTAATACGGGTAATGGACAACGTTCCATTCTTTTTGCCAATATAGATTATAACAGATACCAACCTCCATACGATAGAAACTTGGGAGCCGCAGTTGCCGTAGGACAATTTGCACTTAACGCTCTTGATGTAACGACAGGTGGTTTTTATGTTGGTAGTAGAAATGCTGACCCATCAACAATTACCTCACCTCCGAATCAAATTCCTGTTGATGCTTTTGGAAGACAGATTCAGACACCTGTTTATGGACCTTCTGAATTGGGAATTTTATTTGAAGGTAATGAAAATAAAATAAATTTTGGTTTAGCAGGTAAATCATTTACGGATGGTGGAGGTATTGATGGACAATTTGTTTGGACATCACCAAAATATAAAGGGAACGCTGGATATAAAGCAACACCTGGTGGGGGTGTTGGATCACTTGATACTGAATTCAATCAAATTAGTTCACAATATACTAGTAATGAATCAACAAGTATAACATTCAAACCTTCATCAATATTAGATGCTACACAAAGATTAATTGAATCTGCGGATAATGTTGCTGGTATAACAAAATTAAAACATGTTGGAAACGCTATAAATCAAGTGAGTAAGGTTTTCAATGATGGGTATAAAGAAATGACTAAAGGTTCAAGGGTTTTATCATATCAAGATAATACAAATGGGGGAGAAGCGGGTATTGAATATTGTAGGGTATTTACAAAAGATACTCCATATTACACTTATAATGATTTACAAAAAACTGATGGAATAACAACATCAGGAAGAAGATTTGTGAATTCAGTTTTTGATAATACATACAACCTAAACATAGCACCACTAAGAAATCCTGGTTCTACAAATATACTACCTAATGAAAAAGGACAATTAGTTGCTAAGAAATATATGTTCTCTTTGGAAAATTTGGCTTGGAGAACTTCAAGTAGGCCTGGACTTACTTATGATGATTTACCTGTATGTGAGAGAGGACCTAATGGAGGTAGAGTAATGTGGTTTCCACCTTATGATTTAACATTTAGTGATACTAGTACACCAAACTTTCAACAAACCAATTTCTTAGGTAGACCTGAACCAATATATACATATAATAATACAACTAGATCAGGTTCTATTAGTTGGAAAATAATTGTGGATCATCCATCAGTTATGAATACAATAATTGAGAAACAATTAAAAGGACAACAAAAAGAAAGGATTGATTCTATAATTGATTCATTCTTTGCTGGATGTGTTAAATATGATGTATACGAACTTGCTAAAAAGTTTAATATGTTAAAACCATCCGATATCTATGAATATCAAGAAATTTTGAATAACCCTAGATTAACTAGAGAGGAATTAGCGGGTGTTAATTTTGAAATACAAAAAACTGTAACAATACCAGCACCTATAGGTGGAAGTACAAATGGTCAAGGTGGGGATTCAAATATATCAAATGTTGATAAAAAAACATATCAAGACGATCCTGAACAGAAAAATTTTGAAGATAGATATAAAGAATTGGCGTTTTATTTCCATGATGATATACCAGGTCCTCAAACAGGAACTGTATCAAATCAACCTTATTCACAAACTTTTGATTCTTATAAATCTTTGATGACAACATATGAAAATACATCAAATTCATTATTTGGGGACACATCACCTTTCTGTAAAAAAACAGGAACAGTTAAAGTAACCGAAAATGGAAGAACTCAAGTTGATACTGGTAAGTCACATCAACAGTATTGTAATGAAGCTAAAAATGTTAAACAATTCTTTGATACCATAGTTGAATCAAACTATAATGTAATCTCAAAAAATGAGAAAAATTTTATTGTTGATGCTTATAATATTATTAAGAAGGGAGGTACTGTAACTATCGAAATGATAGGTTCTGCGTCTGCGTTGGGTAATCAAGATTATAATAAAAATCTTTCTTTAAGAAGGATTGATTCAGTTAAGAAATTTTTTAAAGAAACAACAATAGGTGACGCTAATTTGGGTAATGAAATTGATAAAAAATTTTTTATAAAATCAGCTCAAGGAGATGGTGAGGATATATCAATACCAAAAGCGGGTACTGGTGATACCTTTGGATTTGAGGTAAACTGTAGAAATGATATTAAAGGTGGAAATAATAACATAACCGACAATTCCAAAGCTCAGATATATTCAGTTTATGCAATGGCTTGTAGGAGAGTTAAAATTAAAGAAATTAAAGTTACATTACCACAAGTTGAAGTTGAAAATGAAGTTAAAACCAATCAAACTGATATTGCCCCAAAAGAACAAAAGGTAGTTGTAAAATCAACAGTAATACCACCTAGATTACAACCAACTATTAGTGTTACTAAAAAATTGAAAGATGGTATTAGTAAAAAAATATTAAGAAATCTATTTTCCGAATGTGATTACTTTGATGTAATACAGAAAGAAAATCCGATGATATATCAAACAATTAAGGAAAAGATTAAATACTTCAACCCAGCGTTCCACTCAATGACACCTGAAGGATTGAATGCTCGTTTAACGTTCTTAAATCAATGTGTTAGACCTGGTGAAACAATTCCTGTAATAGGTGCTGATGGTAGACCGAAATATAATGATGCAGTTAATACATCATTTGGTGCTCCTCCCATTCTTATTTTAAGGGTAGGTGACTTTTATAATACAAAGATTGTTCCTACAAGTTTGGGTTTTACATATGAAAGTAATTTATTGGATATTAATCCTGAAGGTATTGGTATTCAGCCAATGATTGTAAAAGTATCTATGGGATTCAATATGATTGGAGGACATGGTTTATCCAAACCTGTTGAACAATTGCAGAACGCATTATCATTTAATTATTATGCAAATACTGAAATATATGATGAAAGGGCGACGCCTACTGATGATTCGTATAAGAAGATAGATAAAGAATTAGAACAAGTTATATTAGCTGGTGAAAAACCTGCAACTCTTAATAATGTTACTAATAATCCTACAAATGATGGTGGTGATACTATTGGTGAAATTCAGACAAATATACCAATTCCTAGTGGACAAACAGGTGTTACCTCATACCAAAAAGTTATGGATAAATTCTTTGATGAAACCGTAACATACTTCAACACTGTGGTTAACCAAATGGAAAAAATCACATTGACGTATAATATGGGTATCATGCAATTAGTGAATGATAAAAGGAAAAATACTAATGGAACCATTTATTTAAGTGGAGCTAGTGTAACACCAAATCCTGAAGTAAAAATAATATGGGGACAACCTGATGGTGATAATACAAGATTAACTAAACTATTTACTGATGTAATAAAAGATATTGAAACAAATCAAAATCCATTACTCAATGGCGGATTATTAAAAAATAATTTACAAAATGGATATTTTGGTGCTGAACCCGAAATCAAAGAATTTAAGCTTAATTTAATTAACTATATTAAAAAATTAAGTTCAGACTTTTCTAATGGTATTGTTACAACTTATACTGATTTAGTAAATTTTGAAGCTAACTATGTTCAGTATTTTAGAAAGATTAATTTAATTGAAACAAAAACCGATGGTAAAATTTTAGAAAGTAATGTTCCAAGAGTTTATAATATATCAGGAACCAGTGAAGTTAGTAACTCAAGTAAACCACCAGAAGGACAAGAACCAACAAACAGAGGTGTACCACAAAATACATTTGAGGAATTAGATTTTGATTATACAGATGTGATTCAATCACTCAAAGAGTATAACAAACTTTTGGATTCAAGTGGTATAACTACAAGTAATGAATATCAAGATGGTGAGTTTAGACTGGCTGATACTGAAGCTAATTTTGATCTTGAGAATAAACTTTTCTTCATGGTTATTTCTAGAATTTTGGATAATAAAAATAAAAGACAAGAATTTGTTTCCGCTTTAACTAAAGGACCTTCAGTAAGTAAAAACAACTTTAAAAATAAATTAGAAAAGGTTGTTGAAAAGTTACAAAACAAATATTCAAAAGAATTAAGAAAAGAAGAAAAGTTATTTGAGAACTTTAGAAAAAATAAAGAGTTCAAAACATTTGTTAATGAACCATTACAAAAATTATTTCCTAAAGGTAAAACAAGAAAATTTGAATACTCAACAGTACCGGGAACTAATGATGTTGCACAGAAGGCTCAAATATTAGCACTATACACAAAAAAAACAAATATATTAGAATTCTAATTATGGCTAGACAAATTTATAATCGTTACAATGAATTTCTTGTTGATGGTCAACAAACGGTTGTTCCATATATTAACTTGCCCGCCAAGTCAACTGATAAAAGATATATTTACAAAGTCGGAATGACAAGGATGGATAAAGTATCACAACAATATTACGGTAGCCCAACATTTGGATGGTTAATTTTGATGGGTAATCCGATTTATGGTGGACTCGAATGGAATATACCCGATGGGGCAATATTAACCATTCCGTATCCATTAGTTTCATCCTTGCAAGATTATAAAAACGAGTTAGAAAATTATTTCTTTTATTATGGTAAGTAGACCTGAAAATATATTAGTTGAATTTGATTACAATAACATTACAGTTATAGATCCAAATAAAGTTGTTGATGAATTTGGGGTATCAAAAGAAAGATTAATCCGACATGAGGATTTGGTTATGTATGCAAACTTGGAATGTAGTTTATTACCAAGAACTAAGTTAGCTATCGGAGTTGCAAATAATGATGCAATTCAGACAATATCAATAGCTAGTATTAACTTTTTGAAACCTGGTGGAAAACAGTATTTGGATAATTCTTATACTGATGAAATAACAGGTAAAGATACAATCAATGGTGAAGGTGTTAATCAACCTAAAGTTAATTCAATTAAAAATCCTAATAAATCAAATGATTATTATACTAGACAAACTATTTTGTCAGGAGGAAAACCAGGACCTACGGACAATGGATTATTGGGTATTAAAAGTATTACAATTAGACAGAATACTTCATTCACACCTCAAGTTAAAATAACATTGGAAGATGTTAAAGGTAGAGCTTTGTTTGAATCGGGAGATCAGTCCCCATATGCTGCCTTCTTCAACTTACCTTATCCAACATTTTATTTAACAATAAAAGGATATTTGGGAAAGGCTGTTAGGTTAGCGTTAATGTTAACTAAATTTGGAGCATCTTATGATACAGGTAGTGGTAATTTTAAAATAGATTTGGATTTTGTAACATACAAATATACAATATTGGCTGAGGTTTCAATGGGACATCTGTTAGCCACTCCACATATGTATAAATCTAAATTAAGTATTCAAAGTACTAAAGGTGGTGGAAGTAATTTTACTGATGTGAGTGATGGTGTAGTTGAAAAAGGATATCAAAAAATACAAGAGTTATATAGTGAGTATAAGTCGAAAGGTTTAATTCCTGATGATTTTCCTGAGTTAACAATTTTACAACTAAGAGATAGACTTGATTTTTTTATTAAAAACAAGTTGGAAACTTTCGCTAAACAAAATATGACCCCATTAACAAATTTGGAGACATATAGAACACAGTTATCGGATTATCAAGGTGAGGTATTTCTTTTTGAAGCGGGAAAAAGATCTTGGTTTAATACCTATATGGATAAAACTAATTTCTATGTGTTAGATGATAAAGTTACCAAAGTATATATTTTCAAAAAAGAATTTAGTTCATCGGTAGAAAGAGAAAAGGCGTTAACTAAACTTAACGGTATTATTAATGAATATAATAAAAAACTTAATGATAATAAAACTTGTGGAACTGTTGCTAATTCTGGGTATGAAATTGGTGGAAAATTTACACCAGCGTCTATACCAAATAGAGTTACCGTTAATGTATTTAATGTTGACATTAAAGTTGAAGATGTTGACATAACCGAAACTTATATTAAAAGATCTGGAAAAGAACCAACAGAAACACAAAGATTAGGATTGGAGGCAGAACTTAAAAGTTCATTTAGAAGTGCGACTCAAATGAAATTACAAAATGGTGAATTACTAACTGATACCACTTTTTATATATTTGAGGGTGAAAATAGATTTATGGATTTAACTAAACAGATGGAAACTGAAAGGTTAAAAATTAAAGAAACTGTTGAAACTGAAATCACGAATTTATTATCAGAATTGTTAAAAAACAACAATGATGGAGTTGGATTTGTACCAAATCTTAGAAATGTACTTGCAGTTATATTTGCAAGTGGGGAAGCATTTATTCGATTAATGGATGATGTTCACACAAAAGCGTGGGAACAAAGAGATAATGATATTAGAAAAAATGTTATCTTTAATAAAGAAGTTGCTGGAGCATCTCAAGATAACTTAAATTCGGGAAATAATTTTAATACACCAGTATATCCGTGGCCTCAAGTAATATTAGCGACGAATGGAGATAAGGGACAAGAGAAATATGAGATTAGATATCCCGGTGATAATTCATTAGTCAAGATTACAAAGGCGGACAACTATGTGGCATGGCCGGAAGTTGAATTTGTTGAAGAATTTATAAAAGGTTTTGTTCAAAGAACTAACCCCAAAAAAGAACTAGGACCAACCCAGAACGAATTATATGATATCAAGAGGGTTACATTCAACGCCATTGAATTCCCTGTCACAAATCAGTTATTTAGTAATAAAGAAGAAGTAAAATATTTTTATGAATTATATGAGAGATTAATATTCATTTCAAATTATTCAAAACTATCAAGAGCGTATTTGTCAAATTCTGTGGTTGGACAAATCACTGAGGTAATTGCTGAAACAGAAAAAATAAATATAGTTAATAGTTTATCTAATGATAATCCTTTTATAATACAAAAACTCAAAAACTATGGAATTAACTCAAGTAATATAACAACAATCTTGAAACAATTCTCTAATGGTGGAACAGGTATTAGCTGGCAAAATTATATTAGGGGTATATTCAATACCAAATATATTAAAAATATTATTGAAAACAGTCAATTTGAATTTATAAGTCCTTCCATATTCAATAATAGATTGTCGCAACCTCAAGTTTCAATATCTGGTGAGGATAAACTTATAAATTACATTACAGGATCAACTGATTCAAATAGTATTGATTATACTGATACATTCCCTTTTACTAATTTGGATTGGGTTAAATCAAACTTATCCGATGGAAGTTCAATTTCCGATATCAAATCAAGTTTTGATACTAGAAAGGTATTAAATTACAGTCAGAGTAGAAAAACAATTACAAACTTTTCTGATACCGCTGAAAAAAATAAAATCAAACCTTTTACTAATTTTTTAACACAAACACCTCAAGAACCACAACCTGTGGGACAGAATCAGGCGATTAATTTAAAAACTTTTTATGAGGGTAGAATAAATGAATATAAGAATCAATTAGTTACTGAGGGAAATATAAGATATAGAAATTATAGTGGATTTGTAAATGCGGAACAGACAACCTCAATGTTGAATACTCCATATTTTATAAATGCAATTCAGGATGGATTAAAAAAATTCAGAGAATATGATAAACATCCATTTGTATCTGCAGCTTATTTATTTTTAAATAGTCTCCCCCTATCAACATTAAGGGAAAAGTATAAATCATTAACTAATAATCAACCTGAAGATTTAGATTATATCTTTGCGTCACTTAAAAAGTTTGGCGCGGTACACAAAATGCCGTATGCTTGGATATTAAAAATGGGTTCGATATGGCATAGATATAAAAAATATGTTGAGAGTGGTGTTGATATTTTGGATAATTCTTGGAAAAACTTTGACAGTTTAACTAATTACGATCCAGGTACATCAGCCTTAACCAAAACATATTATTTAACTTATGAAGGTGCTAATATAGATATTATTTTGGAGGATATTAATGTTTTGGGTTCACAAACATCGGTTATAATTAACACCGGGTTTTACCCAAAATTAATTAATGATTTTAATATATTTTTACAAGGGTTTGAAATTATTAAAACTAATACCCAAGTTAATGGGGCGTGTTCGATTAACGGTACAACATTAACTGTTAATCAAATTAATGGGGGGTTATTACAAGTTGGTAATATACTTGCCGGATTAAATTTAGAACCTAATACAACTATTGTTTCATTTTTAAATGGAGCGACTGGTGGAACGGGTGATTATCAAATTAATATTTCACAAACGGCAACAACCGCTTTATTTAGTGTTACTAATGTTCCTTTCGGAGGATTTACAAGTGCAAGTATCAATGATGCTTTTGCGTCTGGTTTAACTTTAAATTATGTTGGGGATTCAATTATTGATTGGAGTAATACATTAGAGACAAAAAATATTAGGGTAATACCTTGGTCGATTACGGTTAATAGTGGGGATAATAAATTTGCTTATTTATTACCATCACATGGTTCGTTATTAAATCAAGCTAAGTATGAAACATTCAAAAACAATGATTTAAAAATTGAACTAACAGGTAATACATCATTACATAATGGTTCTGTTAGATTATTTTGGACGGCGCCAAATTATGGTTATTATGATAATACTAAAGTTAGTAAACCATCTCCGACTGATTATATTAAAAAAATATTTTCAGATAGAGTTAATCAGGAAAATTTCTCAATAAATGGTATATCGGCATATACCAAAATGGATGAAGTTTTATCTGTTTTTGAAAGATCGGTATTGGATGGTTTTGAGAAAGAGTTCTTAAAATTTTCGAGAACTGTATATGATATTGATGATACTATTGGTTCTTCGGTGGATCCATTACAAATAATGGAATTATCGTCTTCTGCAGATTTACAGAATCAAATAAATCAGAGTAGTGGAACGGTAAGTGAAAAAAATATTCGTAATTTCCAAGCATTTATGAGGGAAATGATGAAGCTACCTAAATTAACTGGAAATACGGGAACTGAAATTGTTACAAAATATCAATCAAAACAGTTTGAAATATTCAACAGTTATATCAATCAATTTTTACAGTTTGATGTTTATTTTAAATTTGGTAACCCATCAAATTATGATAGAAAACTATTCTATTCATTTTCAAATGTACCTGTTGTAGATGCTTACGAATGGGATAAATATACTATAGTAACTCCTGACGCACTACCTACTAATGGTGGTGGAGTATCACTATTAACATCCAAAACAAATTATCCTGACGCATGGAGAACTTTGGAAACCTATGTTGGATTCTCAAATATACCTGAATTAAAATACGATAACAACGGTTCATATATTACAGATTTCTTTATTGATTTGAATGTTGCCTTCACCGAGTTTAATATTAAGCAATTTGCTAAAATTATTAAGATGTATGCAACTCAAAAGTTGAACAAATTTCAGTCGAACCCAATAAGTCCACCAACACCTATCCCAAGTACACCACCAAATATTGTTGCGATTGCGTTACTTAAAAATCTATATACTATATCAGTAGAACAAAGAGGACCTAAATATAGATCAATTTATAAAAGTCCTGAAGGTGTTTTATTGTTTGAAAGTGCTTTTACTTTTTATACTATAGTTGGTACAACACCTACTGATATTAAACAAAAATTAATAGATGAGGTTATTATCGGTGCTTACGGTAGTACAACAACTAATCCGAATGATCCACAGTATATTGTGAGATTAGAAGAAATTGATCCACCAACTTACGATCCGATACCAAGTCCACTTAACAAAAATGGTATTAATGCGTTCTTTAATGGTATGACAACATTTTTAAATGGGGTTGAAGATTTTCAAGGTAAGATTATAAATGTGTTAATACCTAAATTACAGAAAGATTTACCTGATGTTAATAATACTATAGAACCTGCAAAGGCTAATGAATTAAATGGAGAACCACAACCTAAAGTTGAACTATGGGAATCATTTAAAGCTTTAAATGATAAATGGATTGCAGGTAACGATTTTAAAAACAAGACATTATTCGAGGACGTTCTTTTATTAGATAGAGCCAGTAGAAATATTGGTGATAAAGTTTTAATAGATATTTTTAAATTAAAAGAAACCTTAAATACCATAGCACCAAAAGTTAACATGTTGTCATTTGTTCAGACAATAATCGTTGAAAATAATTTTGTTGTTATGAATATCCCATCGTATATTAATTTCTATAATGTACAAGAAGCAACTAAAAATCCTAAACCCAAAGTTGAAGGTAGTGCGGATTTTGCAAACACACTATTCGGTACATTTTTGAATGTAGATTATAGAGATTCCACCGCAAAAATGGTTTGTTTTTATGGTGGTAAACCGAGTGAACAATTGGATATTAAAAATGTTGATTATAGATTTAGAAATGACGCTTTTGATTTGAGAAGAGCCAGTGACAATCCATTAATTGAAGATTTAACAGGAAAAAAAGATTGGGATAAATCAAACAAAGTTGTTGGATTTAATGTTGATATTGGACCTCAAAATCAAGGGGTATTTAAAACATTTAGTGTTGGACAAAACTCAGGTTTGGCGACTGCGGAGTCGTTAGAAATATTAAATCAAATGGCTAATCAAGGTGGTAACCGTGGAGGGACAACTCAAAACATTTCTTTATATAATTTATATAAAAATAGAAGTTATTCATGTTCGGTTAGTATGTTGGGTAATGCTTTGATACAACCAACGATGTACTTTAACCTTAGAAATGTCCCGATGTTTAGTGGACCTTATATGATATTGGAAGTAAATCACCAAATATCTTCAGGAGAATTTTCAACGGACATTAGAGGAATTCGACAACCAACAGCATCATTACCAAAAATTGATAATTATCTACAATCACTTAAGACAAATTTAATTAGTAAAATCAATGAAGTAATTACACAAGAAAAAGATGCGGATACTGCTAAGAATCCAACTAATATTGCGGGACTATCAAGTCAGGCTCAAACTTTATTGGCGACTAATTCTAATACAATTAATAGTAATCAGACATGTACACCAACGATAACTAGGTACGAAAGATTTACAAATGAATCACCAAAAAGAAATGAAATAACTGCATTAGATGCTAGAAATATAATTTCTGAAATTATTTTTGTTAATGTAACAGAACAAAATAAAGAGAAAAAATTAATATTGGCGATTAGTATTTTTGCAAAAATATATATTGGTAGTAGAAGTTCACAATCCTCAAAATTCCAAGCCTATGGTTATAATTTTATGGGGTTAGATTTGAAAGCTGATTGGGGTGAATTATCACCATATACTGACAATAAATTTTTCTGTTCTAATAATAATACTCCTTATCTTATTTTTGGAAGTTTTAATAAGAATATTGATTTCTTAAAAGCAAGATGGGAACCTAGAATGTTGAATAATACCCAAGTTCCAGCAGGACAAGGAACACAAATAGCTATAGATTTTATTACTAAGTTTGTTGTTGAAAATGGATTTAATAATATTAATGAGGGTGTTGCGTTCTACAATAAAATAAAACAAGATGGAACATTATCAGATTACACTAAAGTTGTTAGTGAAGCATTTGTTTTATGGGATTCAATGAGAAATCGATAATTTTTTTTAATAAACCAATATATTTATATTAAAATAAAAACTATGAGCGTAAAATTAATTTTAGATAGTTACTTAGGTAAAAATACACGTCATTCTGAAAAAGATATGGGCGATGGAACTAAACAAGTTTGTGACTTGGACACCGGAGAGTGTTACACTGTTAGAATGAAAGATGGTTTAATTGAAAGAGTTGATAACACTTTGAAAACTAACAGAAAAATTCAAGTTGAAACCACAACAGGTATAAAACAATTATTAAACGGATAACCCAAAAATGAGAGTTGATTTAAAAATTATTGAAGAAATCAAAAGACATAATCAGATTACTAGATATATCAATGAACAGGAATTACCACCTCCTCCACCACCAGGTGATGCAGGGGAATTACCTCCTCCACCTCCAGGTGACGCAGGTGCTCCACCCCCTCCTCCTGCACCTGGTGTAGGTGCTCCACCACCAGCCGCTCCACCACAACCTGTTGATGTTGCTGCGGATCCTGATGTGGAAAAAATTGGGGATGAAAAGGAAAAGGAAAACAAAGAAGAAATTAAAGTAACTGATTTAGTTAAAAGTCAAAAATCTGTTGAAGATAAACAAGAAGAATATTTTGAAACATTATTCAACCACCTCAACGATTTGGAACAAAAACTTGGGACTATGGATGACATAATTAACAAGTTAAATACACTAGAGACTAAGATAGAAAAATATAGAACAAAAAGTCCTGAAGAAAAAATGGAATTAAGAACATTGGATTCAGGACCATTCAATCAGAAATTGAGTCAATTCTTTGAAGATAAAGAAGAAGACTTTGAAAAATCTGGAAAAGAACAATATATTATAACTCCTGACGATGTTGAAGGTTACTCACCAAATGAAATCAAAAGAAGTTTTAGAGACTTCGGAGATACGGAAATGACACCTGAAAACGACATGAGCGGATTCAAGAAAATATATTAGTACTTTATTTGACAAACCCACGGCTGACACTTACTATTGTGTATAATATTTCTTAACTTAAAATTTATTAAAACATGGCGACAAATCCATTAGATGCTATTTTAGCACAGTACGAACAATCACAAAAATCTGGTAGTAATACCAACAAAATGTCTCAAGATGAAAGAATGAAGAAATACTTCGCAGCTCTTCTTAAAGACAATGAAAAACAAGGACAAAAAAGACTTAGAATTCTACCAACTAATGATGGAAGTTCCCCCTTTAAAGAGGTGTGGTTTCACGAAATCCAAGTTGATGGTAAATGGCAAAAATTCTACGATCCAGGTAAGAACTCTAATGAACGTTCACCTTTGAGTGAAGTTTATGAAGAACTTATGGCGACTGGAAGAGAATCCGATAAAGAACTCGCAAAACAATATAAACCAAGAAAATTTTACATCGTTAAGGTTATTGATCGTGATAACGAACAAGACGGTGTAAAATTTTGGAGGTTCAAACACAACTACAAGAACGAGGGTATATTGGACAAAATAATTCCAATCTTCCGAGCTAAAGGTGATGTTACCGATTCTCAAAAAGGTAGAGACATTATCCTTGAAATGACTAAAGCAAAAACTCCAAAAGGTGGATTCTATACAATTATACAAACTGTTATGTATGATGATCCATCACCTCTACATGATAATGATGAAACATCAAAATCATGGATTAATGATGAATTAACTTGGGAAGATGTTTATTCTAAAAAACCTGTAGAATATTTGGAAGCAATTGCAAAAGGTGAAACGCCAAAATGGGATAGTGAAAAAGGTGGTTATACTTACGGTGATTCATCAACTGGTGAAGTTTCTATTGGTGGTAAATCAACAACCTATAGTGACCCTCAAGAAGATTTTGATGCTGACGGAGACCTTCCATTTTAAAAATATTTTCTAATCTCGAACCCCATTTAATAGGTGGGGTTCATTTTTAAATTCACTAAAAATTTTAAATGAATCACCCTTTCATTTCATGTAAATGTATAACTTATGGTAGAGTAAGTTTGTTAGAGGAAAGTTTATACTCTTTTTTAAATCAAAACTATGATGGAAAAAAAGAAATGATTATAGTTAATGACTACCCATTACAAACATTAAAATTCGATCACCCTGACGTTAAGATTTATAATCTGAGTGAAACATTTCAAACTATTGGTGAAAAAGAAAATTATGCAGTTTCGTTATGTTCTGGTGAAATTATTGCGGTTTGGGATGATGACGATATTGCATTACCAAATCACCTATCAAACGTTTCAAAATATTTTATTAAAGATACCGATTTACTTCATTGGCAAAAAGGAGTATTTTATAACGAACCAAATATTACTGCAATAACAAGTTTGGGAAATTCGGGTATTGTATATAGTAAACAAATTTGGGAGAAGGTAGGTAAACACCCAATAGAGAATGCCGGATATGATGCAACATTTGTTCATAACATTATGAGAATGTCTAACAAAATTGTTAAAGCGTCACCACCTGACAATGAAGTATCGTGGTTTTACATGTGGGGAGGAAGAGATTATCATATGAGTGGGATGGGAACTGAT